CCGGAGTCTTGGGCACGCTGCCCTGGCCTGTTAGCGACCTCCTCTCCCCTTTTTTTTTGCGACCACGAGGGGATTGGAGGTTTCCGGCCGTCGTCCGGAAGTGTCTACCCGGAGTCTTGGGCACGATCTCCTAGTAGGCCCACCAGGTTGAGACTGTTCCTCTTCGCAATCTCTTCCAGCTCGGGCGAAAAAGGTCCTTGCGGGGGGGACCGCCGGGAAAAACTTCTAACCACAAAATGTAGTGGTTTTGCACTGTCGAAACCACTTCAATACACAACATATTGTGTTTGAGTGAACGGCTGTCCACATTTGACACCACCGTGGGCAGCGATCTACCATGGCCCACGCTCACTGACGGCGGCTAGTCACCGCCCGACGAAGCTGGCCGGTCAAGGTCCTTGGAGCGACCGGCCAGGATGGAAATCCCGGATTTGGACGCACGGCGTCGCTCGTATGCGCCTGTACGCGCATGCGAATCGCCGGCGGATTCTGTCATGGACCGGCCTCGGTATCATCGGCCTTTTTCCGTACGCGCGCGGCGGCGGCCTGGGCAAGCCCCTTCTTTCCATCCAAGGAGCCCAGGTCGTCCGCCTTTTTTCATGGGCACCGCACGGCTGCACTTTGTGTGGCATGTTTCCGTAAGTGGAACTACCAGCGGGTGGTTTGCCCGCACGGACGCCGGCGGAACCGGGCCCGCGCAGCGATGGGATACCGATGATGCAGCAACCACGATTCTCTCAACCGTCTCCGTCGTTCGTGCGAATCTACACCGGCGAGCGCGACGCCCCCATCCATTCCGGCCTGTCGCCGGACATGACCTTGAGCCAGTTCTGGGAGCACGTTCGCACGCACCAGCTCGCCGGCAACCGGCCGCGCTATCACGAGGCGATCGGCGATTCCGTGCGCGTCTGGGCTGTTTTGACGGGGGACCCGCCTTTGTGCTCGATCGACCAGGACGTCTGCGCGGCTTTCGCCTGCGAGCTGAAGGCACGCTGCTGGCGTGGCAAGCCGATCAGCAAGCTCTCGCGCCATCGGCACGTCCGCCACGTGCAGCGGCTCTTGGACCTGGCGGCCCCGCGCGACCGCTACAATCGCGACGGAGTGACCGACGCCGGACTGTACGGCTCCGACGCATTTGGCCGTCCGCGCTCGGCCCCCTGGATCGACAAGCCGCGGCTCGGCCGGCCTCGCGCCAAGCCCGGCTACTCGCTGGCCGATCTGGAAGCGATCCTCAAAGCCTGCTCGGTCGCGACCATCCCCTGCTTGCCCGGCGTTCCGCCGCCCGAGTGGTGGCGATCGATCTTTGTCTGGGGCTGGAACGTGGGGACGCGGATCGACACCACGCTGGCGCTGGAGTGGTCGATGCTCCGCACCGTCGACGGCGTGCGTTGGTTGCACATTCCCGCCGCGATTTTGAAGACCGGAGACAGCGCGGGAGAAGAAGAGTTCATTCTCCACGTCAACGAGCCGGCCTACGCGGCCGCCCTTGCGATCCGCATCCCCGGCGAGTCGCGGCTTTTCGTTTGGCCCTACACGCGCAATTACTGGCACGCCTACCGGCGACAAACGATCATGGCGGCGACGGGTCTGCCGCGAGAGTCTTATCTCGGCAAGGGCTATCACCCCTGCCGCCGGTCGCTGGGCACGCGACTTGCCAAGAAGGCCGGCAGCGGCGTGGCCCGCAAGCAGCTCGGCCACACGGTAGAATCGACGACCGACAATCACTACGTCGATCTTTCGGTAGTCCTCGCGCCGCTCGACTCGCTGGAGCAGCCGCGGATCGACCGGCAGCCGAAGCTGTTCGAGTAAGCGGCACGGACGGCCGCCGAGCGGCGCGGTGGTGCAATCTTGATTGCCGCCGCGCCGCATTTGTTGGAATACCCGTTGCGGGAGAACGCCGCGGTGTGTGGCTGTGCCACTTGCCCGGCCGGTTGCAAAGGCGAAGGGACGGTGTCATCGGCCCGGGCCAGCCCCGGCATTGCCCGTCCGGCATTCGGCAAAACAGGCGTGACGGCCGGGAGAGACCGGCATCTTTCCAGCGATTTACGGGGAGCACCGGCAGTCAAAAAAGCCTTCCGAGCCGCTACGCGCAGCGAAACGCCGGGACGTGCGGGACTTCTCGGGCGACGCTCCCCTCCAATCTTCTCTCCCTAGCGGTCATGGTGGCCGCGGCCGGCGGCGGCGACTGGGCTGATCGCGCCGCCGGCTCTCTCTTCCTGCCTGGCACCGAGGAGCCGCCATGCCTGTCCACGAGCCGTTGTCCGAGATCGTTTGCCAGCAGCCGCGATGCCCGCTCTGTTCGGCCGGCCGGCTGGCCTACGCCTGGCACGTCGGCGGCCGCGACGTGCTGGAGTGCCGCGGCTGCGGCCGCCGCTACACGCACGAGCTCGTGGGCCGGAAGCAAGACGTCTGCGGCCTCGTGCTCCAGGAGGACCTGCCCGACCGCGCCTGCGATCATCAGTGGCTCACCGAGCGCGAGCCGATTTGTTGGCCCTGTCTTCCCGCGCCGGCATTGGAGCTGGCCGGGACCCGATACTGCGAGACTCTTTGCACGAAAGGAGCCTGCCTGCCCAGCAGCGATTCGACATAGTCACGCAACAAATCCCACGGAAGTCCGTACGCCGCGGCGTCGGTCGCTCGGAGCGACTTGGTGGAACCACGGCGCAGCCGCGGCGCACGGATCGGGCGGTAGAGCAGAGGAAGCTCGCCAGGCTCATAACCTGGAGGTCGCGGGTTCGAATCCCGCCCGCCCCACTCGGAAGCGATGGAACGAATGGTTGGACCCAGTTTTTCGACAGGAGGAAAGCATGCTCGTACTCTCACGCCGGCGGCGGGAGCGGATCGTCGTCAATGATAACATCCTCATCGAAGTGATCGGCCTGGGCGAAGGCCAGGTCCGGCTCGGATTCGCCGCGCCCAAGGATGTGCCGATCCGCCGCGAGGAGCTGGCCGATCTGGATCGCCTCCAGTCCCGCTTCACCGATCACGCGCGGGTGGCCGATGCCGCCATGCAGCTCTACGACCAGTGCGTCGCCAGCCGCAACCATTTCCGCGACCAGGTCGCACAGCTTCGCGGCGAGATTGAAAAGCTCCGCGCGGAGAACTGCCGGCTGTTGGCCGAGGCCAGGCCCTGGAGCGGCTCGGATCAGCCGGCGGTGACCCCATGAAAGCCTTGACCATCTCGCAGCCGTTCGCCTCGATGATCGCCACCGGCGAGAAGTTCGTGGAAAACCGCCGCTGGTCGACGACGTACCGCGGCCCGCTGGCGATCCATGCCGGCCGAGGCTCGCAGTACCTGGATCGCGCCGAGCTGCGCCGGTGGCCCACCGGTTGCGTTCTGGCGGTCGGCACGCTGCTGGCCTGCTGGCCGCTGGGAGGCCTGCGCCGGGCGGCTCGCGGCTGCGTGATCGCCCGCTCGGCGGTCACCGTAGGGGACGTGCTGGACCACCGGCATACCGAGGGCCCCTGGTGTTGGATCCTCGTCGACGTGCGGCGTTACCGCGATCCGATCCCCGCGCTGGGCAGCCAGGGCCTTTGGGATTGGAACGAGCCCGAGCTGGTGGAGTTTGCCTGATGGACCGAGAAGACGCAATTGCCGAGCTGGTGGACGTCTGCGAGCGGCTGGCGGAGTACATGACCGCCTGGCTCAGTCCCGAAGGCAGGCGATTGCGCGACGAACTGCTGGCCGCGCTGGCGGCCGTGAAGCGTGAGGGGCAACGGTGAGCATGACGAAAGGAATCCTCCATGGACGAAGCTGGCCGGCCGCCGCTGGGCAGCCAGCGGCCCTTGCCCTTGGCCGCGATCGAGGAGGCCGACGCCGCCTACCTCGACGCCGTCGCCGAGCTCCAGGCCGCCGGCCTGGGCCGCTGTGCGTCGGAAATCTTGCGATGGATCATCCGCGCGGGCAGGCGCGGCCAGCCGGGCGTGCTGGCGAGCCCGCGAGCAACGCAGCGCGACCTGTCGAAACTGCTGGGCTTCTCGCAGTCGAGCGTCTGCTCGGCTCGGGCGAAGCTCAAACACTCCCGCCTCGTCGCGGAGGCGGATGGCGAGTACCGGCTATTCCTGCCGTGGCTGGTCGAGCTGGCCGAGGAGGCCCGCTCCCGAAGGCAGATGGCGCTAGCCCCTGATTTGGCATTGTCCCCCGCGGAAGCGTTGGGCCTGATCGGCGCTGATCGGCAGCGATCGGCGCTGATCGGCGCTGATCGGTCGCGATCGGCGCCGCGCCCGTTCCGTAAAGAGACAAATCTAAATCCCGTAACCGTATCCGTAATGGACTCTGCGCTTACGGATACGGACGGAACGGGCGCAACCGATCACGGCCGATCACGACCGATCGGCACCGATCAGAACCGATCGCTAAAGGAGCTTCCCCCGTGGCAACGACTGCAAACCCGCGACTTCCGGCCCGTGCTGCAAATCGGACCGCTCCGCGCGGCGTTCTATGCGGCCTGCCAGGCCGGGCTGATCGACGACAGCGACGAGTGCAAGATCCGCTTCCTGGCGACGGCCTACGACCTGGCCCACGACGCGGCCATCCGCTCGCCGGCGGCCGTGCTGCGGGTCCGCACCGAGGGTCGGCGGTGTTACCGGATCAGCGACGAGGGAAACCGCTGGGCCAAGCAGATTCTGAGGCCCGCCGAGTACGCTTCACCTAATTACGGAGATTAGACCCATGGCAAAAAACAGTGAGCTGGATCTGCTCAGACATTACGTCGAAAAGATGGATCAATTCGCCGAGCTGCTTCGCCAGTCCGACGAGCAGATCGACGCGCTGGAGCGGGAGCAGGCCGTGCGAAAGCAGGCTTACGAGGACATCCGCGACTCCGTGCGTGAGGCCAAAGACGTGCAGGCTTCCACCGTGAAGCTGCTGCTGCACTTCGTCAAGCCCGGCACGATCGACATCATGCCGCTTTTCGACCAGATGGCACCTGCCGACGAAAAGACGCAAGGCCCCGGCGCCGCGGAGTGGCGAAAAGAGCCCATCGCCGTCTTGGGACTCTCGGCCGCGGCCCTGCGTGCCCTGGTTGCTGCCGATATAGTACTGGTCGGACAGCTCCAGGATCTCTTGCTGGCTGACCCTGAAGAGTGGTACGCCGAGTTCGAGTCGCTCACGGCCGGCATGGCCGAGGCGATCGCCGCAAAATTGCACGCGTACATCGAGGCGAGGTCGCGATGAAAGAACTACCTCCGGCACTTCCCCAGGGCTTGACGCTAGAAAAGGCGCCTCCGTTCGTGCCGCGAATGGTGATGACCCCGGAGCTTCAGACGGTCATGCGCGAGGTGATTCACCAATGGAAACACCGGAAGCGATTTGAGGGCCTGCTGAAATACGGGATCCGGCCGCTGGACCGGCTGCTGTTCTTTGGTCCGCCTGGCAACGGCAAGACCATGGCGTGCCAGTGGATGTGCCAGCAGTTAGGCGTACCGCTGTACCGTGTGTGCTGCGAGGCGCTGGTTGGGAATTACATGGGCGACATGGCCAATCGGCTGTTGAAAGTGACCACCTATCTTGGCGAGCTTTGCACGCCGGCGCTGTGCCTGTTCGACGAGGTCGAGAGTCTTTTCATCGATCGCACCCTCTCGGACGGTCAGTGCGACCGGGAACGCGGCTCGGCACTGACGACGTTTTTCCAGGTCTTAGACCGCTGGCAGGCTCCGACGCTGTTCGTGATGGCGACCAATCTGATTGATCAGCTCGACCGCGCGCTCGTTTCGCGAATCGAGTTGAAGCTGGAATTTAAGGGGCCAACCTGCGACCAGGCCAGCCAGGTCGTGGAGTATTGGCGAGAACTGCTCTGCGAGCACGGAGCTGACGACTGGGGCCCGCAGCTTGCCGGACGCATTCACGGCGGCTGGGCGCCGCAGAGCTTTCGCGAACTGTCTCAGCACATTGCCCGCGCCGCCCGCGACTGGACGGCGAGCAGACCGTAACTATTCACCGGCCACCTACGAAAGGACGTTTTATGACCACCGCCACCAAACCACGCCCCAAAAGCAAGACACCCAAGCCCAACGGCCAACCGGCCGGTCCGCCGGTCCGGCAACGGGTCGAGCGCCGGCAGCTTCTGCCGCTGGACCTGAAGCCCGACGCGATCGACCGCAGCCCCTACCAGCCGCGGCAGGACTTTCCCGACGAGGAGATCCAGGCGCTGGCCGACTCGATCGCCGCGCAGGGGCAGCTTGCGCCGATCCTGGTCCGGCCCGGCGGCGGACCGCGCTTTGAGCTGGTCGACGGTGAGCGGCGGCTGCGGGCCGTGCGGCGGCTCGGCCTGAACTCGATCCGCGCCGAGTCGGGCGACTTCAGCGACGCCGAGGTCCGGGCGATCGTGCTGGCCTCGGCCCTGCAGCGCCAGGAGCTCAACGCGATCGAGGAGGCCCGCGCCTTCCGCGCCGCCCTGGACGCCGGCGACGCCCCGGGCCCCACGGAGCTGGCCCGCCAGCTCGGCCTGAGCCAGGGGCACGTCTCGAACCGGCTGCGGCTCCTGGAGCTGCCCGAGGCGGTGCAGGCCAAGGTCATTTCGCGCGAAATACCGCCGACCCACGCCCGGCTCCTGGCGCCGCTCAAGGACCACCCGCAGCTCTGCGAGGCGGCCGTCCAGGAGGCCACCGCCGGCGACGAGCCGCCCACGCTTGACGATGTCCGCGACGCGATCGGCTGCGTCCTGCACGAGCACGGCCGGCGGATCCAGGAAAAGTACGTCGGCGGGCACGTCCTGAAACCGAAGTTCACCGACGCCGAGCGGGCGGCGCTGGGGATTGTCGCGGTGGAAGGATTCGGCGGGCATAAGCACGAGTACGCGACGAACGCCAAGCTCTACGATCAGCTCCTCCAGGAGAAGGCCGACCGCACGAAGGCGCGGGCCGAGAAGCGCGCCGCCAAAAACGGCCAGGCGGACACCCGGAAGGCCGCCGCGCAAAAGCTCTCCCCGGAGGAAGAGCGCCGGTTGGAGGAGGAGCGACGCGAGAAGGCCGCCGAGCAGGCCCGGCACTACGCCGAGCGGCTCTGGCACTTCTCCGTCGACTGGACGCGCTACGCGCTCGCCAAGGCGCTGCGGGCCGGCGAAATCGAGTTCTACGATGTGACCCGCCTGCTGGTCGTGGCCGCGGCGGAGTGGGCCGCCGACTGCCCACGCTACGATCCCGTAGGAAAGCGGATGATCCATTTCGACGGCGGCGAGATCGTGGCCGACCGCGTGAAGGCTTTTGGCGGCAAGCCGGCGAAGGGGAAGCGACTGGGCATGCAGGACGTTTGGCGAGCGGTGCGGAGCGTCGAGAACCTCTCGATCGAGGAGCTCGCCGGCGAGTACTTGGCGAGCTGCTTGTTTACCGCAGCCGGCGGCCCGGTCCGCCTGGTCGACGAGGATCAGGTCCTGGCGATCGCCGCCGATCTGGAGATCGACTTGGGGATGCTCTGGTCCGACGAACAGTGCGGGCCGCTCTCCGAGCAGTATTGGGGCTTACACACGCGCGAGCAGCTCGAGGAACTCAGCCGCGAGCTGAACGTCTCGCTGGAAGGCGCTTCGAAGCGAGCCGACATGATCCAGCGGTTTTTGGATTACAAGCCCGCCGACGAAGACGACGCCAACACCGCGGCCAGCAAGGCCCTGCCGTACCCCAAGGAGCTCGCCAAATGCAAACGCCCGAAGTGAAGTGCTGCCCGATTCCCGGCTGCGAGGGTGTGCGGCGTGCGGGGCAGGTGCTCTGCAAGCGGCACTGGTACCAGGTGCCCGAGGAGCTGCGGGCGGAAATCTGGCGGCTTTACCACGCCGAGCCCGGCAGCCCGGCCCACCGGGCCGCGATCGCCCAGGCGGTGGCGCATGTTCTCAGGGGTGGCACGCAAGAAAGGTGATTGCATGTGGTGCGATGATTTCGACATGGACCTCCTGAAGGTCTTTCCGCCGATCGAAAAATGGTTCCGGCAGCCGCTCGCGCTCTGGGCCCTTTGCCGGCCGAGTGCCGGCGGCAAGATCAACTGCCCGGCCGCCTGGCACGGCCTCGGCCGCCGCGGCGGTCTGGGGACGCTCGTCGTCGTTCATCCGTCGGAACCGGCTATTCCGCGCGACGACCACGGCTGGGTGTCGATCGCCGGCTACACGACCAACGATTCCTGGGTGCGGTGCACGCCGCTGGAGCTGGTTCGCGACGAGTGGGTACACGGCACCGACATTATTCTGATTAACGCCCAGTGCCGAAAGATCGACCATCTGCCGTGCAGCCAGTGGAACCTGGACTTTCACGCCTTGATGATGCACCGCCGCGGTCATGCCATCACCACGTACACCCGCGACGTCGCCGCCGACGCCGCCTATCGTTCGCTGCGTCGCCTCTGGACGATCTCGCAGAAGTTCACCCGCATCGAACAAGCCATCGCCGAAGGGTTGATGTCATGAAGCCGAAGGAATGGAACTTGACTGCCGAGCAGCTCCGGCTGCCGGGCCCGGACGATCCGCTCACGGCCTGCGAGCAGGACCAACTGTTTAAGATCCTCGACCGCACGCTCTCCAAGACACTTTTGCCCGGAGAGCTGCAGAATGTCCAGCGGATGCGGGCGACGCTGCGGTTTTATCGTCAGCTCTTGGGCGATGCCGGCCCCGACGTGCTCTTGCCTCGGCGTGTCCGAAGAAATGGGCTGGACTATCTTTTCGAACAGGTCTGCCGCGTCTGCGGCTGCACCCAACTGCACGCGTGCGAGGGTGGGTGTTACTGGGTTGAAGTGGATCTGTGCAGCCGATGCGTGCCGGTCACGCGACCCCGTTTGGCGAGAACAAAAAAGTAGATGGGACGAATTGCGAAAGCGAAGAAGACCACCAGAAGCCCGTTGGCTGTCCATATCGGCCAGAGATTGCTGGCCCTTCGGCAGGACCAGCAGCTTACGATGCGGGCCGTGGCAGAGCGTACCGGCCTGTCCAATGCCTTCGTTTGCCAGATCGAGAACGGTCAGAGTTGCCCAACGGCCGATACGTTGTGGCGTCTGTCGCAGTGCTTTGCCGTTTTGCCAGGTTACTTTTTCGAGGGATTTCAATGCGAATGATCGAGTTGACGGAATACCGCGGCGACGATCCGGGCAGGCCCTGCCACGTCAACCCTGAAGAAGTGGCCGCCGTTCGAGACTGGAATTACCACTCGTTTCGGCCATCGATTGCAGAAATCGTTCTCAAGTCCGGCGCAGTGCTGCGTGTATGGCAGACCAGCGCGCAAGTCCTGAAAATGCTCCGGGGGTGAATGCGAGGGTGCGGTTGTGGTCCGATTTCTGAACGGTCCGGCGGCTGGCTATATCGCGGACGCGATGGAGCGGGAGATTAGGGTGCGGTATCAGATTGGGGGCGGAGAATGAAGAAAGAAACACCACCCACAACCGGCCAACGCATCGCAGCCGCCCGGCGCGCCGCCGGCCTCACGCAGCCCGGCCCACCGCGCCGCGATCGCCCAGGCGGTGGCGCATGTTCTGCGGGAGAACCAACATGGCTGCTTACGGGACACCGCGCTCTACTTCAGGAAGGCGGTGAGGAATGACAGACAGCGAACGTGCATATTTCGAGCCGATCCTAGCAGCACTTCCCCGTAGTGCCGACGGGATGCCGCTGTATCCCGGACGGATGATTGCTCGTGAGTGCTGCAACGGCGAGTGGATTACCGAAGCACTTACGAAAGTCGGCTCCGAGTGGGTGGAGACTGCGACGTATGGATTCCGTGCATCGGAGTGTTTTGCAAGCGAAGCAATGGTAAAGAAATCGAAAGGTTGATGAGCCATGAAACTGACCGAAAGAGAGATTGCGAAACTGGCACAGGCAATCGCGTCTGGGTTGTTTACGAATGGTCACGGAGAAACCGCAGACAGGCTAGTATTGGAATTACCAAACAAGCGTGACGGCGGCGGTTGGGGAATCAAGTTGGCTGAAGATCACATTGCCAAAATTATTAGGGCGATTGCTACGGGAAAGATGCAATGACACCGACCCTACTGGATGGCACGGTCGACGCGCTGGACCAGCTCGACGACGAACCATCTGTCGCCGAGCGGATCATCGTCTATCGGCTCAACTCGCCGCCGATCGAGCCTTATCCCGATCTGCCCTATCCTGGCACGTGACGCAACCCCTCTCCGGAAACTATTTCCCAAAAAATGAAAAATAGTGCCGGAACCATATTGACGACTATAGTTCAGGCACTATAATTCGATCAGACGCGAGGGGGAAACGATGACCAAAAGCGAAAAGGAGAATGGGATGGCCAAGAAGACGACAACGACGACCGCGACGATCTGGATGGCTGTGGGATACGATGGCGACGTGGTGACTCGGGACAGCCGCGAAGACGCCATCGAGGCGTTCTGCGACTCGATCGGCTACGCCGCGTTCGTGGTGCGGAAGCTGGAGGTCGTGGTGCCGCTGCCTCAGATCCGCGAGAGCCAGGTGGTGCTGCCCGGGCAGTCCGAGGAAGAAGAAGATCTCGTCGTGGTCACCGAGTGAGCGGCCGGGGCTCCGGCCCCGCTCGCGCCGACTGAGAGGGCGCGAGCGGTGGCGGAAACTTTCAATCAACACAGGAGTCGGATCATGTACGCGATCAACAACATCGTCGCCAATCCCCAATGGCCGGATGAGTTTGAGTACGAGTGCGAATGCTCGCCGAGCCGCTTCGAGACTGAAGAGGCCGCTGTTGATGCCGCCCGTGAGTACCTCGCGCAAACGGAAGGGGCTGAAGTGTTCGAACTCAGCGCGGGTGATCTGCCGGATGGCTTGGCCGACATTCGCGGCCAGATCCGCAACGAAATCCAGCCGGTGTATGGCTACCTCGATTCCTCTAGCACTCCCAGGTACTTCAGCATCCGCGGCGTGTCCAGTACCGCGACCTACCAATCGGAAGATTGTGAGGATGTTGTGGAGGTTGATCGCGACGCGGGCGGTGGCGTTGTGGAGTACCGCACCTACACTCGAGGCACACGAAACCCGCTGTATGCTGGCGTGGACGAAAACGAGGCGAGAGAATCGCTCGAGTTCGACGCCGACCAGTGGGCGGCGTTGCTGGCCTCCGATCCATCCGAACAGTGAGGTTCGACCATGCCTATGCGAGACCTGCGTGAGAAATACGGGGCTAAGGGCAAAGCGCGGCAAGCCATCAATGCGGCGATCCGCGCGGAATTGCCCGGCGGCGAGGAGACGCTTGACGCATTGGAACTGTTCCACAAGATCGTCCTGCGTGTTGGCGAGCTTGAAGCCGACGACAAGACACCCACGATCGCCCAGGTGGCGCACGATCGACTGGCAGAGATCGCAGACGCGATGGAAGACGAGATTCGGCGCCGGTACCAGATCGGACAATCGCAGGAGCACACTGATGGGTAAAACACGAAAACGGGCGACGGTGGGCGAGTTGCTCAGAGCCGCCCGAGAGGCCGCTAAACTGAACCAGACGGAGCTCGCCGAGCGGGCCGGCTTGACGCAGGATCGGATCAGCCTGATCGAAACGGACGCCAGCGACCCGAAGGCCTCGACGATCCGCAAGCTGGCCGATGCGCTGGGCGTCGAGCCCGGCGAGCTGATTTAGGCGCCCCGCCCGGCTCATTTTCTAGGGACCAGGCCGCGGCCGCGGTAGACTGGCACGAGAGCCAAGGCCGTGGCCAGGGATGGCCGACCCACAGGCAGGAGCCGCCGGGCGGACTTGGCTCTCTCTTTGGAGCTCGCCTGATGCCCGCGATCCGGATCCTGCCGCTTGCCGACCTGGTGCCGTGCCGAGGTGCACTGGCCACCGACGTCGTGCGGGCACGCCTGGGCGACTTTCTCTTCTGTCCGGGCTACGACCAGCGCGCCGCGATCGAGGCCTGCCGGGTCGAGCCCAGCGACGTGCCGGAATCGGACCTGACGTGCCGCAACCGGAGCCCGGCCCTCGCGCTCGACTCGGCGCCGCCCGATTGGCTGGAGCATCTGGACTGCCTGGCGGCCCGCGCGGCTGCCGGGGTGCCCATCGCTTCCGGATACCGGGGCGCCCGCGATCTCGCCGGCCTCGACGCCGACTAGTCGACCAGACACTCCGCGCGCTCGGATCCGCACATCCCGCATTCCCTGGGTTTGTCGGCCGCGAACACCGAGCCGCAGCCCAAACAGCGCCAGAGCATTGCCCCGAGCCGAACCGGCTCCGAGGCTCGCCGCGGGGGCTTCGCTGCCCGCTTGACGCGGATCGGTAGGGAAAAAGCGACCATCTGTCGTACTCCGAAAACGCTGCGCGGATTGTAACTGCAAAGATGGAAAGCGTTTAGGTCAGGTTCGCTCATATTGCGAAAAGAGCACCACCCTGATAGAGTACGCGCTACGAATCGGACGCGGCCCCCGTACCATCACGGTGCATTGCCAGGGGCCGCGTCCTTTTTATTCTACTGTGTCTGACTAAATTCACAGTCAGGGCGTTCCCCAGCGGCATTTCGCGCGAAATGAGGTCGCCGTCCCGGCCCGATCGCGGTACCATGCCGGCGGCAATGCACCGGCACGTAGCTGGGGAAGGACACCCGTGCCCTGCGTTGCCGGCGAGTCTCCGTCTGCCCTGGTCTTTACCGGCGCGACTCTGCGCCGATCGCCGGAGGCCCGCCATGCTTGAGCCGCGCAAGGTCCGCCGCGTGCGCGAGCTGCTGGCGACCGGCCAGTACACGCTCAACCAGATCGCCCGCGACTCGGGCGTCAGTCGCGCCACCGTGCAGCGGATCGCCCGCGGCGCCCGCCGGCGACAAGACCCGGCCGCCGTGGATCCTGCCGACGAGCTCTCCGTGTCGCTCACGCCCGACGAGCGAAAACGATACGAAAACGTGCGCCAGGCCAAGGCTCGGCGGGAGGCGCCCCATGCCGCGTGAGGATCTGCGCATCTACGTGCCCGAGGGCGCGGAGCCGGACCTGGTGGAAGGCGACCCGCAAGTCGCCTACTTCCCGGTCGATCCGTGCGTCGCGATCCGTCGCGGCGATTTCCTTTGGCTCAACGGCGACGATCGCGGGGCCGTGGTTTTGCCGGCCCGCGAGCTCTCCTTCCACTTCGGCGCGCCGTACACCTGGCGGCAACTCCAACGCCGCTTTGCCGCGCTGTTCTGCGGCATCGCTTGCGGCGAATCGCCCGCCGGCGAAGGCGAGTCGATCCCCGTGGCCACGGCCGGCGTCTACCGCGTGCGCTCCGAGGTCGGCAGCGCCTTGGCCGGCTCGCTGGTCGGCCTGGCCGTGTCGGCCGACGGCAGGGAGCTCCGCGACCAGCAGGTGCAGCTCGTGGCGGCCGAGGACCGGGCCATCGGCCGCGTGCGATTTTTGAACCAAACCAGTCAATCGCGTCTCGCGCTGCGAATCGATTCGCAGGTGATGCGGCGCGTCCGACATGAGGAGGCGGCCTAGCCATGGCGATCGTTGTCGAGGGTCAGGAACTGAGCGCGCTGGAGTGGCAGGCGCTGAAGGTGGCCGGCAAAGAGGCCGACCAGCTCCGAGCCGGCGTCGAGGTCGGCCCACAGCAGGAGGTCGATTTCACCGTGCGCGTGCGCGGCTCGATCGACGTATCGGAGCCCACCGAGAGCACGTCGACGTCGAAGCCGCGGCCCGAGGATCTCCTGGCTCGCGTGTTTGATCGGCTGGCCAGGGGACCGCTCGACGACTGTGCAGCCCTCCATGGGTTCTTGCGTCGACTTCGCGGCGAGCTCGGCGAGCCGGCGGAGCAATCCGCAGAATATGCCCGTGCAATCGTCGAAAGCTTCACGCGTCGCGACCGCAAGCCGGCCAACGGGCCGGTGAAAGGCGCGTTGACGCTGATCAGGCTCTAGAAAGGACTGCAATGAGCAAACGAGAGCGACAACCCAAAAAACAGTTCTTGGTCGCTGGTCACGGGCAAAGGGACGTCATTGTCGCGCGGACCGTCGGGGGCGCCGTCCATCAGTTTGCCAAGCAACACCAGCTCGCGTTGCATACAGATCGACAAACGGGCCTGTGGAACGGGATTCATGCGGCTTGTCTGAAAAGGTCTGTGTGACGTTCCCGGGGCAGTTTATGTTCCTCAATAATCCGTCATTCCGCTACGTCCGCACCGATGCCGGCGGCGTACGCGTTTTCAGTCTGGCCGAAGATCTCGTGTGGGACGCGTCGCTCAACGGCGGCTCCTGTTGCGTGCGTGTGCCGGCGGGTTTCGAGACGGACTTCGCCAGCGTGCCGAGACTCTTCTGGCGGCTGTTTCCTCCGATTGGCGACTGGATGCGAGCCGCCGCCATGCACGATTACCTCTACGAAAAGACACGGGCCTCCAAAGCCCTCGCTGACGCCATGTTCTGGGAGGGGTTGATCGCTGACGACGTCAGTGCCTGGACTCGCCGGCTGATGTACTGGGCTGTCCGGCTGTTCGGCGGCCGAAAACGCGGTTTCTAACCACTCGCGAGGTTTCCTTCCGTGAAACGCTTCGCTTTGTGCCTAGGTCTGACTCGCGTCGATCCCGCAACCTACGACGGCTGGGACGGCGATTGTCCCGGCTGCGATCGCGACGCTGCGGCGATCGCCAAGCTCTGCCACGATCGCGGGTTTGACGGCGTCCAGGTCCTTATCAACGAGGCTGCGACCAAAAAGCGGACGGAGGCCGCCTTCCTGGCGATCGCCGACTCTCTGGCGGCCGGCGACCTGCTGGTGCTGTTTGTGAGCGGCCACGGAGGCCAACAGCGCGACACCGACGGCGACGAAGAGGACCGCAAGGACGAAACGCTCTGCCTGTTTGATGGCGAGCTGGTCGACGACGCGATTGGCGAGTGCCTCTGCCTGTTGCCGGCGAACGTGCGCGTGCTGTTCATGTCCGACACGTGCAACAGCGGCAGCAACTATCGAGGCGTGCGCCGTGCCCGGTCGACGCCGGTCAAACTGCGCGTCCGTGCCGTCGGCGGCTTTGTCGGGACCCTCCTGCACTTCGGCGGCTGCGCCGACGGCCGTTCCAGTTACGGCGCCGACCGGGGCGGGGCGTTCACGCTCGCGCTCTTGGACGCCCTGGCACGAGCCCGCCGGCCCCTGACGTATGCCGAGTGGTTCCGTCGCGCGGCAGGCCGCATGGACCGCCGCAAACAATCGCCCGTCCAGTCGGCCTGGGGCAACCCAGATTTCAGCGATCGCGAGGCGCTCACCTGATGCGGCTGTCCTGGCTAATCGCCGGCGTGCTCACCGCCGCGGTCTGCGCCGCTGCACCGCCGGACCGCTGGTCACTGGTCTGCGGCCCGGATGGCGTGTGGCGGACCGTACGCGTGCCGGCATGTGCACCGGCAGGCCCCGCGCCGAGTTACCCGGCTGCGACCTCGATCGACCCGGCGAGCGTTCCTCCCCGGCTGCCGGCCGATCCCCAAGCCTTGCCTCCGAAACCGCTGGTACCACTGCCGCCGCGGCCTCAGCCTCAGGCGTCCGAGCCGGCAAAACGCCCCAGGCCCGATCCGGAGATCTTTCGCGTCGAAACGCCCTCGCCGCTCCAGGTCGAGCCGGTCGGCGCGAACGCCGCCAGTATCGCCGACAGCCTCAGGACGTTAGCCGACGTGGTCAAGGATCTGCCGCCCTGGCCGCCGACGTTCCCATCGACGCCGGCAGCCGCCGCAACCGCGAGCAGCTCCGCAGTGGCCTCAGCCGCGCCCGGGCCGGCAGTGCAAACACCACCGGCCGCCGCTCCGGTGCCATCGTTTCGACAAACCACCGGCCGCTCGGAGATCGTGGCGACCTGGGCGCAGGATCTCCTCTACTACGCGCTGACCGGGCTCGCCGCCGCGGCCGGCATCGCTTTGCCCGGCGGTGCCGCCGGCCTGGCGGCGTGGGGTGCGTGGTACGCGATCCGCGCCGTCTTTCGTCGGCCCCAAACGCCCACCGCGTCGCCGATGGACGCTCTCGCGGCGACCGTAAGGCCGACCACAGCCGGCAGCGCGCTACCTCACTTGCCCATTGACTACGCCAAGATCTGGGCGGACCACTACGAGCACGACGGCGGCAATGCGCGGCACGAGGCCCTAAAATGCGATCTGTACCGCGAGGCCGTCGCCCTGGTCCGCTCCGGGCAACTGCATGTGCCGGGCGATTCGACGCGGACCGCCGACGCGATCGATAACTGGGTCTTGCGCGAGTTCAGCGATCGAGTCTCCAAGGCGGTGCCCGACGAAAACCTCTACCAGAAGGCTCTGTTGGGTTTCCTCTACCGGTCAGCGGTCGAGGCGATTCGCCGGGGTGAAATCGAGGTGTTCGGTCCAAGCGAGACGGCCGACGCGATTGATAATTGGGTTCGCCGCGAGTTTGCGGCCAGACTGCTTCACACATAGGAGATGTTTCCATGCCGGAAGGTACGACGCAAATGAAGAACACATTCACGGGGATGGTCACCACGTATCGCAATCAGGGCATCAATCACATCGTGCGCGATACCCTCCAGTTTCGCCGGCAGCTCACGCTCATTGCGGAGTTCCGCGGAGAGAGCGGCTGGAACGATCCGATCAACAACTACATGAAGATCGAGCTGGAGAAGCTCGCACAGACGGTGAAGCGGGTGACCTATTCACCTGGAAGCGATGATCCGGCGGCTATCCTCGAGACGCGACTCAAGGAAGCGAAGGACACATCGAAGACCCTAAAGGATGCTTACGACGGCAAATCGATCAACACCGACGATGTGCCCATGCCGGGCAACACGCTGGAGTTTACGTTGGATGTCGATCTAACCGGCGCGCATGTCGATTACCCGCAGCCGGTCCCGGACGTCATCAAGAACGATGTTGCGCGGACGTTCATTCAGACGCTCGACCAGTTCTGCGTCCTGTCGACGAGGCTCGACAGCCGCGTGCAGGTCTCCACGATCAATGCGGCCGAGAGTGCTCAACTGCTGGCGGTGCTCAACTCGCTCTACGCCATCTGCATGCTGCGTGGCGGAGAGAAGAACAAATCGCTCATCCCCAGCGGCGTCTTGCCGAGCGAAGAGCCCACCACATTCAACGCGAATGGCCAGTTCGATCCGCAGCTCGCGGCGAAGTGATCAATCGCTCGCTCAACCCCCGTTGAACATCGGAGTTCAAGCATGAAGCCACGACGATCGCTCTTCATTGCCTCCCTCGCTCTGTGCCTGGAGACCTGGCTCGGCATGTCCGCCGGCATGGCAGCCACACTATGGGAGACGGAGCGCCAGGCCTGTGATCGGCTCGCGCCACGGTACCAGGCTGAGACCGAGGTCCGCCTGGACGATGGCAGCCGCGTCGACCTGCTTAGCCAATCCGAGGCGATCGAGGTCGATTGGGCCAAGCACTGGCCCGAGGCCATAGGTCAAGCGCTGTACTATTCGATCAAGACCGGCCGCCCGGCGTCGATTATCTTGCTGGTACGGAGCGATTTAGATCAGCGATTTGTGCGGCGATGCCAGGCAGTCTGCGACCACGCGTGCATTACACTCCACGTCGAGCGCGCGTTACGTCGCCAGGAGCTGCCCCTGGCTCCCGAGCCCCTGCCGTACGTTCCGACCTCGCATGCTCGCCCATCCCCCCTGCGGTATGTGCCTGCATTGCATGCCCCGAGCCCCCGCGGGTCCTTCCCGGGCCTGTGGGCCGGCCGAGGGCACGCGGAGCCACCCCGAAATGCAACTCTCTTTCTTTAGCCGGCCGGGGATTTGAACTAAACAAGATGCCCCCCCTCGAACTAAGCCAGAACAGTCTTTTCGGCCAAACCGACGGTGTCGTCCGCCTCGAAAGACTCACCACAAAAACCGTTCACCAGCGGAAGCTCGCCACCGCGCGGCGCGAGCTCCGCGATCTGCGTCGCAAGCAGTCGGCGCGGGAGGCGATCGCCGGCCTCGACCACGAGCTCGAAATCTTCGGGTTCACCAAAGGCCAGTTCTCGCTGCTCGATTTGCTGGCCGCCCTCTTCGACGTCACCGGGCCGGCGCATCTGTCGCTGAGCACCTGGACGGCATCGGCCCACGAGATCCAGTCGCTCAAAGCTATGTCCGACCGCGGTACCGTACTCGGCACGCGCTGGCTCATCGACTTTTCCATGGCGCGACGCGACCCGGCCGCGACGAGCCAACTCCGCGAGGCGTTCAGCCACGACAACGTCCGCGTCGCGCAGGTGCACGCGAAATTTGCGATCCTCCAAAATCGCGACTGGAAGGTGGTGTGCCGCTCGTCGATGAACTTGAACATGAATCCGCGCTACGAGGATTTTCAGCTCGCGCACGATCCCGAGCTGGCGCAGTTCTTGAACGCAATCCTCGACGAGATCTTCGCCCGGCAGAAGAAAGAGCTGGCCGATGCCACGCCGTACGAAATCGTCAAGCATTTCCGCGACGAACTGTAAAGCGGATCCGGCAAAAACCAATCAGGTCCTCAAATGGATTCTTACCGGCGCGACCGAGCACGACATCACCGAGGCGATCAAAGCCTCGTGGCCCGACGCCGCCGCGCGGCCGCTGCTGGTGGCGGCGATCGAGCAGCTCCGCGACTCCGCCGACTTCGACCCGCAAACCGTCCTGGGTTTCTGCTTTGAGGCTACTCGCGAACTCTATCGCCGGATGATAGACATCGGCGATTTCGCCTGGGCCTTGCGGGCCGTCAAACAGCTCACCGAAATCGCAGGGAAGCGACCATGGGATTGTTCACCAGCCCCGGAAACGGCGGCCGAGGAAAAAAGCCACCGAAGCCGCCCACCGGCTCAGAAATGACGCCGCCGGAGGACGGCGATCGCCAGGGCGAGCTCGGCCGCCGGCATCGCGAGCGGATGGCGCGTAAGAGCCGCGATCAGTCCGCGGCCGTCGCGGAGATTGGCCCCATTCCGGCGGTAAAAGATCCCAAGCGACGGAAGGCGTGCGAGCGGGACCTTCACCGCTTTCTCACGACCTACTTCCCCCACAGCACTGGACTAAAGCCGTTCAGCCCGGACCACATCCGCGTGATCGAGCGCATCCAGAAATGCGCCCTTAAAGGAGGCCGCTTTCTCCAGGCGGTGTACCGCGGCTTCGCGAAATCGACGATCGCCGAGAACACCGCCATCTGGGCAACCGCCTACGGGCATCGCGGCTACGTGGTTCTCTTCGGTGCGGACAAGGGAGCCGCCGACGATCAAATTGAATCGATTCGCCTGGAGCTCGAAACCAATGATATGCTCTACGACGATTTCCCGGAGATGTGCCATCCGGTCCGAGCGCTGGACGGCAAGCCCCAGCGATGCAAGAGCCAGGCGTGCGACGGCGAGCGGACGCACATCGAGTTTAAGGCCGGCCGGATCGTACTGGCCGACGTCCGAGTGCCGAAAGGCTGGATGCCGCGAGCGAAGGCCGGCAGCCGGGCACCTTGCGCGGGAGCGATCCTCAGGACTAAAGGCCTGATGGGCGGATCGCGCGGGCTCAAGCACAAACGGCCGGACGGTACCGCGGTCCGACCCGACTTCGTGATTCTGGACGACTTCCAGACCGACGAAAGCGCCAACAGCCCGCCGCAGTGCATGAAGCGTCTCGGCGTGATCAAGAAGAGCGTCGTGAAACTGGCCGGCCACAGCAAATCGCTTGCGATCGTAGGCAACGCGACCGTGATTGCCAAAAATGATGCGGTCGATCAAATCCTGACGCTCCCCGAATACGCCGCCTGGCAGACCGAGCGGATTCCCTTGGTCCGCAAATGGGCCGACGCCCACGAAACCGTGTGGCTCGCCACCTACAAGGATCTGCGCACCACGTACGACCGCGACGACCCCGAGAGCCAGACCCGGGCCCATGCCGCCGCGACGGCCTACTACCGACAGCACCGCGCGGAGATGGACGCCGGCTGCGAGGTGTCGTGGGAACACTGCTACGACGCGGAGACGGAGATCTCCGCGGTTCAGCACGCCTACAACGCGCTGATCGACGATGGCGAAGAGGCGTTTATGAGCGAGTACCAGCAGCAACCCCTGGAAGTGCAGCTCGGCTCCGGCGCGATGACGGTGGAGGCGGTGCGTGCCAAAGCGTCCGGCCGCGCCTGGCGGACCGTGCCGGCGGCCGCCAAATGGCTGACGGCCCACGTGGATGTGCACGACGATTTGCTCTTCTGGTCCGTGCTGGCGATCGCGGCGGACGCCACGGCGACGGTCGTCGATTACGGCGCATGGCCGCGGCAATCGCGAAGCTATTTTACCCTGCGAGACGCCAGGCCCACCTTGCGCGACTGGTGCCACCAGGCGGCGGCCGCCAGTCGCCAGCAGCCGCCCACATCCAAGGAGGCGGTCATTCAGGCCGGCCTGGTCGCGCTCTGCCGCGCGCTGTTGGCGACCGAATACGCTCGCGACGACGGCGTGCACGCATCCATCGACCGGCTGGGGGTCGACATCGGATACGTGGAGGACACCGTCATGGAGGCGATTCGCGCAATCGGCGCGGGACCACGCGTCGTGCCGGTACGCGGTGTCGGCATTACAGCCAGCAGCAAACCGCTCATCGAGTGGAAGATCCCGGCCAAAGACAAAGGGGACCACTGGATTTGGACGGTCGAACAAGGTCGCCGCTATCGCGTGGTGAAATTCGACACCAACAACTGGAAAAGCCGCCTGCGCAACGCCGTGGTGGCCGCCGCCGGCGACGCCGGCAGCCTGACCCTCCCGGGAAAACCCGAGGAGCATCTGCTCTTAGGTGAGCACCTGGCTGCCGAATACCCGAACGAAACCGAAGGCCGCGGCCGCAAGCTCGAGGAGTGGTCGCTGCGTCCCGGTCTCGACAACCACCACCTCGACAACCTGGCGAATTGCCTCGTCTTCGGCTCCGTGCTGGGAGCGGTGCTGCCCGGGACGTCCGGCGTGCGAAAGGCACGCGCGGCCAAAAAGCGAAAACCGAACGTCTCTTACCTCTGAGGAGAAAATGCCATGGCCAAAAAAGGCCGACCCGCGGGTGCCCTGAATTTGGACCGACCCATCGTCGTTACGCTGCCGCCGGCCTGCCCGGCCTGCCTGGGGACGGAAAGTGAGTCGCTGCGGATCGTCACCGAACAGGCGATCGCCGGCACAATCGACGGCCACGTCTACACCCATGTCGTCTGGCGTAACGTACGCTGCAAGCTCTGTGGGCAGCACTTCCGGGTGCGAAGCTACGAGTACCGCCAGGTGACCGACGACTCGACAGACCGCGCCGCCTGACCGGCCCGCCCATTTCGCGCGAAATACCCGGCCGCTGGGCGGCGCTAGATAGCGGGAATCCCGTTATCCGGCCTGGATCCGGCGCGGCTCCCAGCGTTACAGTCCCGCATCGACTTGCGCTTTCTGCACGGCCGAGGGGACTTCGCTCCTCTCGGCACCTTTTGCCGGCTGAGCCATGGCCTACGAAACCGAGATCGCCCACCTCGAGCAGCTCCTCAACAGCGGCGTGACGGCCACTGCCGCCGACAACGAGCGGCACGAGTTCGACCTCGAAGCGGCCCGCCGGCGACTGGCCGAGCTGAAGCGGCTCCAGGCCAAGACTCGAAAGCCGCGGACCTCCTCCATCGACCTGAGCGGGTGGTAAATGGGTATGGTGGCTGCCGCATTGCGAATGTTCGGCTACGACGCGGTGGAAGACCGCAAGCGTCGCAAGCCGCCCACGGTCGCGCTGATGAGCGAGGACAACCAGCTCAACGCCACCGACCGCCGCAAGCTCGTCAGCACCACCCGCGACCTCCACCGCAACTACGAAGTGGCGGCCTGGATGATCCGGCAGCATCTCAACTACGTGAGCAGCTTCAGCTTCCAGGCCAAGACGGGGATTGCCGATCTTGACGAACGGATCGAGGACCTCGTCGCGCGATGGAGCCGGCCCGAGAATTTCGACGTGGCCGGCCGGCACGGCCGCCGGCGATTCGTGCGCCTCGCCGAAGGCCGCCGAACGCTCGACGGCGACGTCGGCGCGCTCAAGCTCGACGATCGCGGCCGCGAGCTCACCGGCCGACTCCAAGCCATTGAAGGCGATCGGCTGAGAACGCCGACCCTGGGCGGCCTGCCCGCCGGCATTGATCCCAATCGCCTGATTCACGGCGTGCAGGTCGATGGCACCGGCAGACCGCTCGCCTACGCGCTGTGCAACCGCAACCCGATCGGCGACGGATTCACGTTTGCGCGGATGGTGCCTGCAGGCCATCTGCAAATGTTGGGCTACTACGATCGATTCGACCAGGTCCGCGGCATCTCCCCGGTGGCCTGTGCGATCAATCGGCTCCGAGATACCTACGAAGCGTTCGATTACGCACTGGCCAAGGCCAAGGTCGCCCAGCTCTTCGCCCTGGCCATCTACTCCGACCTGACCGACACCGCCGGCGAGGTCTACACCAGCGACGGCGGCGCCGACGCCGACGAAGACGGCCAGGCCGACGAGGGTAGCGAAAAGTACACCGTGGACCTCGGTCGCGGCCCGGTCAAGCTCGAACTGGAGCCCGGCGACAAGGCGGAGTTTCTGGAATCCAAGACCCCGTCGACCGAGTTTCGCAACTACGGCGAGTTCGCGATCGCCGTGGCACTCTTGAGCCTCGACTTGCCGTTCACGTTTTTCGACGTGACGAAAGCCAATTTTGCCGCCAGCCGGCTGCAAATCTGGCAGTACGAGCAGACGTGCAAGCCCAAGCGAGACGACCTCCGCGACTGGCTCGACGCGCTGACCTATTGGCGGCTGCAGTTGGCCGTCCGCGACGGCGAGCTCAAATTGCCCGCCGGCTGGACCGTGGCCGACCTGGTGGGCAAATGGGAATGGGTCCATTCGGGAATCCCATGGATCCAAAAACTCGCCGACATCAAAGCCGACGCCGTGGCCGTCGATCGCGGATTCTCCTCAACGGTCCGTGTCTGCAAAGAGCAGGGCGTCGACGCCTACGCCTTGGTCGACGAGGAGGCCGAGTACCGAAAGTACCGTCGCGCAAAACTGGGGATCGACCTGGCCGTACCCGCCGAACCCGTGGAGCCCAAAGCATGACGACGGCCGCTGAAGTTTTGAAAAAGCCGCTGCGCCGCATGCGCGCCGAGCCGGCACGTGGCCTGAAGGCCGATCAGACCGATCCGCCGATCGACCGCAAGGGCGGCGACCAGGGCGCCGGCATCATCCGCCAGGCCGCGATCGTTACCCGCGGGGAGGCTCTGGGACACGGATACTGGCTCGATCGCGACTTCCTCCAATCCACGGCGGCCGCGATCAACGCCCGCCCGCAAGGCGTGAAGTCTCGTTTCACGCACCCGGGCCTGTCGTCCGACGGCCTGGGAAAATTCTTGGGCCGCGCCAAGAACGCCACGATCGATGGCGACGTGGTCCGCGCCGACATCCACTTTTCCGAGATGGCCCACAAAACGCCCGACGGCGACCTGGCTGAGTACGTCATGGGCCTCGCCGACGAAGACCCCGAGGCGTTCGGCACGTCGATCGTCTATATGCCGGACTGGGGTGAGGAGGATCGTTTCGAGAGCGAGCACGAAGACGAAAAGGGTCGCTTTCAGAGCCCCGATCCCGACAACGCCGCCAATCTTCCCCATGCTCGCCTGTTCGAGCTGTGGGCCGCGGACGTCGTCGACGAGCCGGCCGCCAATCCCAGCGGCTTGTTTCACCGCGGCCAGGAGATCGCGCAGGAGGCCGACGCCCTTTTGAGTTACAGCCTGGGGCTGTCCCGCGAGCGTCCGGCCATGACGCAGTTCGATGTTGACCCTGATCGGGTTAGTGGATTTGTCAACCGTTTCTTGGAGTCTCACGGGCTCCAGGTTGTTTTGAAGTCAAAGGAGAACGTCATGGCGAAAGACGCCACCGCCGGCAGCCAGGCCCTGGAGGCCGAAGGCTCCAATTCGCAGACCGATTCCCAGGCCGAAAGCCAGGCTGAAACCTCGGCCGACGCCGCCGGCGAGACGGCCGCGGGCGAAAGTGCCGCGACCGAATCGCCCGATTCCGCCGGTGCAGTGTCTCCGAACGAGTTGGCCGGCGAGACCCAGCAGTCGGCGGCCGATCCCCGCGCCGAGCTGCGTCGCTTCACCGAGGCCTTCGGCGTGACCAACGGCACCAACTGGTACCTGGAGGGCCTCTCCTTCGAGGCCGCCACGCAGAAACACGTCGAGGCCCTGACCGCCGAGAACCAGAGTCTGAAGACCCGCATCGAGCAGTCTCAGCTTGGCGAGGAGAAGCCGGCCGAGTTCCAAACGGCCGACAAGGACGCCAAAGGCAAAACGATCGGAAAGTACTCGCAAGGCCAGCTCACCGATGGCCAGGCTCACTACGCCGCCAGTCTCAAGCTCGCCGGCCACAACTAGAACCGCCCCGAATACCTTTTTTGACACGCGCGCCGGGCAGACCGGCAAACCAACCACCGATTCCCAGTAAGGAGCACACCCATGGGTATGCCGACCCTGCTCGACGTCCTCAAGACCAATGGCAACGACGCCGTTGTCGGCCTGATCGACGAGGCCGCCCGAGTCGTGCCGGAAGTCTCCGGCATCAATCCGCTCACCGGCGCCGGGCTCCCCGGCGTGGCTTCGGCCCGCACCATTCGCGGTTTGAACTACAAGACGCTGGTCCGCACCGCGGTCCCCAGCGTCGGGTTCCGGAAAGTCAACGCCGGCACTGCCGTCGACAAAAGCACCTTCGAGCAGCGCTTGATCGAGTGCTACCTGATGAACCCCATCTTCGAGTGCGACAAGGCGATTGCCGACGTGCACGAAGACGGCTGGCAAGCCTACTTGGCCATGGAAGCCAGCGGCATCATGGAGGGCGCCTTCCAGTCGCTGGGAAAGGCGTTCTTCTATGGCAGCAATGCGACCCATGGCCTCACCGACGCATTCCCCGGTTTGCTGCAAGCCTACGACGACACGAACATGGTCGTCGATGCCGGCGGCACGACCGCGACCACCGGATCGAGCGTGTGGCTGGTCCGCTTCGGACCACAGCACGTCCAGTGGCTCCTAGGCAACGGCGGCTCGCTGAACGTCAGCGAGGTGACCGAGGTCCGGCTCACCGACGGCTCCTCGAACCCGTACACGGCCTATCACCAGGAGCTCTACGTCCGGCCGGGACTCCAAGTCGGATCCGTCTACTCGGTGTGCCGCATCAAAAAGCTGACGGCCGACAGCGGCAAAGGGTTGACCGACGCCCTGATCTATTCGGCGCTGGCCAAGTTCCCCACCGGCGTGCGCCCTGACGTGATGTTCTGCTCGCGGCGAAGCCTGCACCAGCTCCGCAACAGCCGCACGGCGACCAATCAGACCGGCGCGCCGGCCCCGATCCCGACCGAGGTCGAAGGCATCCCGATCGTCCCGACGGACTCCCTGAGCGACATCGAGGCTTTGACGCTCTAACAGCTCCCAGAGCAAAACGTCAAAAAGACCTGGAAAGCGCAACCAACCGACTACCTAAAACCATCCCCCTCCAACACGAGGATCAAGAACCATGGACCGAGCCCAAGCACTCGTCAAAGACGCCTCCTTCGTCAAGACGAAGGCCCTGCCGGCTGAGGCCGCGGCTGTCTACTCCGACGGCCTCGACCTCGGCGCGCTCTCCAGCCGGGGCGTCCGGCTGGTCGACTGCGAGCTGCTGATCCAAGCTCCGGCCTTGGCCGTCGCCGACCTGGCCGATGCCGCCACAATGACCTACGCCGTGCAGATGGACAACGACTCCGCCTTCGGCAGCCCGACGACCATCCTGCCGAGCGTCATCGTGCAGACCGGCGCCGGCGGGGCCGGAGCCGCGGCGGCCAGTATCCGCCTGCGGCTGCCCTCGAATTGCGAGCGATACGTCCGCGTCAGTGCGACCAATTCGGCCGCCGGCGACGCAAGCGACAAGTCGATGACCGTCTCGCTGCTCTTCTGATCGCAATCCCATGCCCAACCTCTCCGCCACCGCCCGCGCCGTCCACAACGCCACCCGGCGAGCTCATCTCGCCGACCTGGTCACACTGCGGCGCGGGCTGGCGCAGACGGCCGACGTCCCGGCCCGGCGCATCGCCGTGACCGTGGAAATCGTCGACGCGACGGGCGCAACGGTCCAGGCCGAACGAACCGACTGGATCATCGAGGCCGCCGATTACCAGATCGACGCCGCGGCGGTCCGGCCCGAAGCCGGCGACGAGATCGAGATCCCGGACGCCGACGGCATGACGCGGACCTACCAGGTCGTGCCGCGGGGATCGGAGAGCCACTGCCGGGCCTGCGACGGCGGCCAGACCGCCTGGCGGGTCCACACGCAACTAATCGCAGAAAACGCAGAATAGCCATCCACTCTTTTTTGAAAGTATTTCCATGACGCCCTTCCGTGCGATTTTCGTCGTGCTGGCTGCCTGTATGTGCCTGTTGCTGTTTACCTCCTCGGGCCTGGCCGCGCCGGCCCCGCCGGTCGACTACTCCGCGCTGAGCGAGGCGATCGCCGACGTTCAGGAAGCCATCGACGGACTGAAGCCTTACCAGGCGACGCTCGATCGAGCCAATGCCGCGGCGGATCTCAAGCAGGCGGAGCTTCAGCGCCTCCAGGAAGAGCTGGCAGTCAAGATCCGCGACGTGGAAGCAGCAACCGGCGAGCTGATCACCGCGGCCGAAGCCGTCGAGACCAAGATCGAAAAACTCCGCCGGCTGCTCAGCCCACTCCCGGAGCCCCTGCCAGCGGAGCCGACGCCGGCGGCCCTATTTCGCGCGAAATACCTCTGCGCGATTGAGCCGCGCGCCAGCCACGCCTGGACCTAAAGAAATACCCCATGGCCAGCAAAATGGGCGCCATCACCGACGCGGTCGCCGCGGTCCTCAACCAGGACCCGCCCCCGGTGGCGATCGGCGCCACGGCCGTGCCGACCTGGCGGGCGAGCTGGACGGCGGTCGAGCTGGCGGAGCTGCGCGTCGCGGTCACCCCGGGCCCGGCGGCCTACACCCGGACCAGCCGGGCCACGCTGCTGGCAGTGCCCTCCACCGATCTGATTTTCGCCAAGCGGGTCGATCCGACGGTCAACAGCCAGGTCGACGCCCTTGCCGCGATCGCCGAGGCGGCGGCCGAGTATTTTGCCGAAACCTACGCGAGCGCTCACCTCGTGTCCGGCGACGTGGAAGCCAAACTCGTCGAGCCACCCCGCTTTGTGAGCCCGGACGAAGCCGCCGTCGACGCGAAGCTGCTCGGCGATCAGCGCGTGGCGCTGTTGGCCGTCCGGCTGACCTGGTGGATGTAACCGGCCACCGACCACTAACTCATGACACAGTAAGGAGCAAGCCATGCTGCCGAAAACCGGCCGAGACTGCAAGCTGTACTACAACACGGGAACCGTTGCCACGCCGGTGTGGACCGAGATCGACGAGGTGGCCGACGTCTCGGTCGATGGCCTGGAGCGGTCCATCGCCGAGCTCAAGCGCCGAGCCAAGCAATTCACCAAGGGCCTCGCCGGTCTGATCGGCATGATCACCGCCGGGTTCACCTTGCAGCACGGTCTCAAGCCGGCTGTGTTTGGTGCACTCATCACGCTCTTCTTCGACGGCACGCCGAAAGAGTGGCTGATCGCCAACGGCGACGTCACCGTGGACGGGACGCAGGGGCTGCGATGCCCGTTCATCCTGTCGAGCTTCCCCTGGAATCAGCCGCTCGAGGACGTCTCCGGCCACGAGTGCAAACTCTCCGGCGCCTATATGGAAGACGAAGCCGATGACGAAGTGGATCCCGAGTGGTACGTCGTCGCGGGCACGTAGTGCCCCAACCGCGCGGCAAGCGGAGGCGCGCGGAGCCCGCCACGCAACGAACTTCCTTTGGCTCCGTGGACTCACCACACACCAGCATTTGGGAGCTTCCCGTGAATATCATCGAACAACTGCGAGCACGGATCGCCGGCGATGCGCAGCCCACCGATCCCATGCGAGTCAGCCGCGTTCGCATCGTCCCGGTCACCGCCGGCGAGTTGCGGGCCGCCTGCCAGGCGAATCCGACGCATCCACTGGCCGCCACATTCGCCAAGGCGGTCGCCGGGTTTCCTGACGGCCAGAAAGTCAATGTCGAGCATGCCGACCTGGCAGCCGTGATCGACAATGCCGACGTCGCCACTGAAGAGTCGATCGAGGAAAACCTCGGTGTGCGTGCTCGCGTCGTTCGCAAGACGCTCGTACCTCGCTCACCCGAGCCAGCCCGCCGCGCTGCGGCCTCGGCGCCAACGCCGGCCGCGTCGCCTGCACCGGCCGCGGCGAAGACCAAAGACTGACACTACCACCGCCGCGGCTGTCGCCCCTGGCTAGGTCGCACCCGTGCCGAGGCACGCACAGAGTCGCACTCTGGCCCCGGCGGCCTCACACCAGAAACCAACGCCCATGACCGCGAGAGCTTTCACCGACAAAAAAGGCCGAAACTGGGACGTGTCGCTGACACTCGGAGGCGCGCGCCGGATCGATGCCAGCGACTTCTCGGAGGTGACCTCCAAAAGGTTCAGCATCCTTCGGCCCGACAAACATCTCCTCTCCGACATACTCACCGACACGCCGCTTTTGTTCGCCATAATCTGGGCTTTGGTCCAGCCGCAGGCGCAGGCCTCCGGAGTCGACGAAGCGGAATTCCTGGACGGGCTGGACGGGCCGTCCATCCAGGCCGGCCGCGAGGCGTTCTGGGAGGCCCTCTCGGATTTTTTCCCCGAGCACGCGACCGCCTTGTCCACGTTGCTGAGTCAGTACCAAAAGGCCGGAAAACGGATCGCGGCGGAGCTAGCGGCGATGGAGACGGAGATCGAGGCGGTGGTGAGCGAAGAAGTGGCGACGCAGACGGAGAAACTGAGGAAAGAGCTGCGAGCGATGACCCGCAGTGGCTCGCCTGGCGCGACATCCTCGCCGTGATCGCCACGCTGGGGTGGACGCCGGCGCAGGCGATGCCGCTCACGCTCCGCGAGCTGGTCGTTATGCACGACGCCTACGCGCTGGACCGCTGGGATCACACGGCCAGCGTCTGTTGCGTGGTACACAACCTTACGGCACTGGTATCGGCCATCGGCGGAAAACCGACGGTGAAACCGCGAACGGTGTTCGACTTCCACCCGTACCGGCAAACGCCCAGACAGGGCCTGCGAATCACCGGCGAAAACTTCGACATGCTGAGACTGATCGGCAACGCGATGTGTAAGTAGATTTTGCAAGAGGAGAGCAGCGATGGGCATCATCGAACTCGTCGGCGCAGTGGTGTCCGTACTGGCTCTGATCGCCTCAATCGTCTCTGTGGGCTTGAAAATCCACACCGCGGTCTGCTGCATCCATGCAGACATCTCGCGACTGCTCGAAAACGTCTCCGGCCTGCAGCACCAGGCCGTCGAGCTGTGGCATACGATCCGTCGCCACGAAGATCGACTGGACGGACATGATACCCGCCTGACCGCGCTGGAAACGGAGCGCTGAGATGTTCGCTCCCAAAGTGGGAATGAAGCTGGTGACATTCGACCGTTCGGTCATCCGGTCGAACTGGAGCCGCATGAACAAGCGGCCACTCGGCCGCGCCGGCGGCCTCGTGCGCCGCATCGCCCGCGGATCGATCAAGCGGCGGAAGAAAAAGACCACGCATTCCACGTCGCCGGCCCCGCCGTATTCCCATCAGGAGGGAAAGACTCCGCCGTTCAAAATGATCTTCAACCTGCCGCATCAACTCGGCACGTCGGAGATCGTCGGCATGGTCGGATTCGGTGGCAACCAGGCAGTGCCGGGACTCCACGAGCATGGCGGCTACCAGCAGCAGCACGTTTATCGAGCTGTTGCCGGCAAAGTCGTCAAGAAAAAGTCGCGAATTGTCCGCTATCCCAAACGGCCGTTCATGGCTCCCGCGCTCCGTCGCGCACGAGAAAAGTACCCTCAATACTGGCGCGGAGCACTGAGCAGGTGACCTATGGCCGCAAGCACCGCGGGAATCAAGGCCGGCAAAGCATTCGTCTTAATCGAAGCAGTCGACAAGACCGCGACCGTGCTGCGCGCGGTGCACGCCAAACTCGGCAATTTCGCATCGAGCATGACGGCGATGGGGTCGCGACTGATGGGGCTCGGGGCTTCCCTTGCCGCGCCGCTCGCATTCGCCACCAAGGCCGCATCCGACGCCGCGGAAACGGTCAACAAGTTTGGTGCCGTGTTCAAGGATCAGGCCGGAGCTGCCGGAGAGTTTGCCGACCAGCTCGCCCAGGACCTGGGGCGATCCAAATACGAAATCCGCGACGCGATGGCCGCCTTCCAAGCCTTCTTCGTCGGCATGGACTTCGACCCTGGCAGGGCCCGCGAAATGTCGCAGCAGCTCGAATCGCTGGCGATCGACTTTGGGTCGTTCTACAACGTGAGCGACACCGAAGCGATGGAGCGGTTTATCAGCGCAATGAGCGGGTCTAGTGAAGTGCTGGACAAGTTCGGCATCAACATCAAGCAGGCCGCCCTCGAAACCGAGCTGCTTCGCATGGGCGTCAACAAAGCGTGGAGCGAGGTAAGCGAAGCCGAAAAGGTCCAAGCCAGGTTCAACATCATTCTGCGGACGATGACGGATCAAGGGGCCGTTGGGGACGCGGCGAAGACGGCCGGCAGCTTCGCCAACCAGATGAAGGCTTTGCAGGCGACGATCAAAGACGGAGCCGTGGCGATCGGCAACTCGCTGCTTCCGGTACTGACGCCGCTCGTTACCTATGCGGCCGATGCCGCCAAGCGAATTGCCGAATGGGCGACAGCCAACGGCGAAGCCGTGATCACCGTAGCGAAAGTGGCCGCGGGAGTGGTCGCCGCCGGGGCTGCGCTCTTTACGCTGGGGTCCGCGGCCGGCGCATTGTCGTCTATCTTCGGAGTGCTGGCCGCCGCGACCACCGGCCTGGGCGCTGCCCTGACGTTGCTGGTGGCGAATCCTATCGGAATGACGATTGCCGCGGCCGGCGCGGCGACGCTCGCGTTCCTGTACTTCAGCGGCGCGCTGGGTAAGGCCAAGGATATCCTGGGAAGCCTCATTCCAGACTTCGCCGGCATGACGGATGCCAGCAACCAAAGTATGCAGGCCCTCCAGGCCGAACAGGCCGCGCTCGAGCAGAAGGCGAAGCGGCTGGCGGAGCTGCGTGGTAAGCAGACCCTCAGCAACATGGAGCAAGCGGAGGCCGCGCAGCTCGCGAGCGAGTTGCAGGCCGCTTATCCCGCGCTGGCCGGCGAGATCAACAAGCTCGGAACGTCGGCCGACGCTACCGCGAAGGCGATGGAGGCATTGAGCCAGGCCATGATTGCCGAGCGCGTCGAAGGGCTCAAGAAGAACCTGGCCGACACGACCGCCGAAATGGCCAAGCTCCAGAAGCAGGCGCAGGAGGCCAAGGCCGCGGCCCTCGAGCTGGAAGCCGCCAAGGCGAAAGAGAAGACCCGAAAACCGCCGACCGGCAACGGCTTCGCCATGTACGGCGGAGCAATGGCCGAGGCGCATCAGTCGAAAGACCTCGCGAAGCTCCAGGCACAAGCCGACCAGCTCCCAGGCGTCGAAAAGCGACTGGAGACGCTCCAGACCGAAGCGGAGCGCACCAGGGCCCTTATCGCGGACCTGGAGCAGATCGACGCCAAACCGGACACCTCGGCCCCAGGCTTCCTCTTTGGACTGGCCACTAGCGCCGCGACGGCCGGAAAGCAGATTGCCACGACCCTGTGGAACGCTATCGAGGAAACGAGCAAGGCCAAGAAGAAAGCCTTTGACAAGTTCATGCCGGACCTGAAACGCTCGCGTGCTGAAGCGATCGACGACCCGATGGAAAGGGAGATTGCCCTTCTCAACATCGACTTCGACGAACGGAAGAAATCCGCCAAGGCCGAAGGGCTTGACCCCGCGATCCTCGAACAAACCCGTGAGCAGGAAATCGCCAACATCCGCGAGCGCCACGGCCGCGACAAAGCCGACGCGCGGCAGCAGCTCGCGGACCAGATCGATCGCGAACTGATCGAAGTAAAGTTCAAGAATGACCCGCTCGGAAAGGAAAAGGCGGACATCGAAATGGCCCGCAACGCCGCCCTCCAAAACGCCAAGAACGAAGGGCTCGAAAGCATAGACTTCGAAAGGATCAACAAACTGTTCGACTTCAAACTCCAGGCTGCGGAAATCGCCGACGCCGCGGCAAAAGGCCCTAACTTGGCCCCGCGGCTGTCAGCAGGCATCGAGCGCGGGAGCATGGAAGCAGCCCAACAGTTCCACGAAAACCGCTACGGCTCGGCAGCCGACAAGCTCGCATCCAAAGCGGATGAGCAAATCGCGCTGCTTGCAAAACTCGTAGAAAACACCGAAGCCGGCGAAGACGAGGAGGGTGTCTAAATGGCGCGCGTTCTCGGGCACGATGAATTTGGGCTCGGCATCGGCACGTACGGGATCAAGGAAAGCTCCCGCGAGGTGGAGGTCACCACGCGCCGCGTCAAAGGCCGAGTCTGGCGCGACCGCAAAACGTTCTCTCTCACGTACTACGTGCTGACGGAAGACCAGTTTGAGACCGAGGCCGACGTTCAGTCAGCCACGGGCATCCCGCCGAAGTTCTACAAGCTCCGCGGCTGCCGGTGCATCGCGCATCACTGCAAAGAAATCAACACCGTGCGCCACTGGCAAACCCAAGCGCTCGCGATGCTCTGGGAGGTCACGTGCGACTTCGACAGCGACGTCGACCAGGACGAGTACCTAAACCCCGACGCGCGAACGCCACGGGTCCGATGGACGGGCGAAGTCGAGGAAGAGGTTCTCGAGCGGGACATCATTACCGGCGCGCCGATCCAAACGGCCAACTACGAGCGGATCCTGATTACCGGACCGGTGGTGGTGCCCATCCTGGAAATCACCCGCTACGAGCTGGCACCGTTCAATCCTGCCACGATTCTGTTTTTCGCCAACCGCGTCAACTCGACGCCGTTCTATGGCGCGCCGGCCGGGGCCGCGCTCATGTTGCCGATGGAGGCCGGAGACGCCGAAAAGTTTCCACTCTTCAAATCCGACGGAACACCCCTGGTCGACGACGAGGGAAACGAAGTCACCGAAGACTACGTGCCGGTCACGTATCGCATCAAATTCAAGCTGCGCCCCGACGTGGTCAATCCCGCCATCCTGCAAGCAAACCCGTGGAAAGCGCGGGTGTTGCACCAGGGCTACGCCTACCGCCGGACGGCCAGCGCCAAGCCGGAAATCCACCTGGACGTCAACGGGAAGCCGTCTCAGGTGAACCTCAACCTCGATGGCACCGAAAACACCGGAGGCACGCCGGCCTTCTTGGAGTTCAACCGCTACGCCTTTTCCGACCTCAACGCGCTCTCCCTCGGGCCCTTCGCCTAATGGCCAACTACGGATTCCAAGACAAAACCGTCGCCCTGACCCTCAAGCAAGTCGCGCTGGAACGCCGCACGCGGCCGGACGTTGCGAGCCGGATCGAGCAGGACGGCTACCCGTTCGACGGTCTTACGCTAGTCCATTTCAAAATCAACGGCGCTCATTCGCTGGGAGCCGTGCTTGACTGCACGCTCGGAGAGTGGGACCCCGGCCTACACGACCACACGTACACCGGAGACGCGGCAAAGTGCATTGACCGCCGCAAGAATGTCCCAACGTCATCGGACAACGCCACCGGCGTGGGTTACGCACTGCCAAGCACAGATCACGGCTCGATTATCTATATCCTTGACCTCGACTGCCGGGGCGTGACATGAGCCGCCGCCGCTGCTGTTGTGGATGCTCGACCCCCGGAGACTGCGTCGCGTCGGGCCTGCTCGGCGGAAACGTGTACCTGACGATCCCTGAGGGCTTCGTTCCGTACACACACTTCGAGCAGCCGATGTGCAACGCCGCGCCGATCGCCGGCAATTACATACTCGCTTGGGACTACATGCTCCAGCACTTTCGGTACTGGACACTGTTAACCGGCCAATGCTGGGATTTTGGCGGCCTGGGAGGCGTGCCGTGGCCGGTCCACTTGCTTCTAACTCTGCACATCGGATGCGATGGCGCAGGCCGTTGCTACGCAAGCGCCATCGTCGCCGCCTATACGTCAGCACCACGAAACCAGTGGCTGTTCGAGAAAATCGGCACACCGAAAGCCGCGACCGCGCTAACGCTCGACTTCAAGAGCTACTTCGAATACCCAATCTACAACACCGTTCCGTTCCGGCCCGATCGCCCGGCGTCCCTAACCTACCGATTCACCCCGCCCTAGCCATGAATTGCACGGCAGTACAACGCGAGAACGGATGGCGCTGCTCGCGCTGCGGCGAGCCGCTTCCCGGCCCGAGCTGGAAACGGAATTGCGGCCGCTCGCATTACCGCCGCGACCTGCGTCGTGAACTCGTCGCGTCGATCCGCAGTCAGTTTCAGCTCGCGACGGCCACGGTCACCTTGAGCACCGCGGCGGCTCGCGTCCGCCAGTGCGGCCGTTGCCCAAATCTCGGCCACGCGTGCGCCAAAATTCATGGAAGCTGCGCTGAGCGCCGGATGATCTGGCTGAAAGCGATCTGCACTGGAGCCGCCGCGGCCTGGTGCCCTATGTCGCGCGAAATGGAGGCGCCATGAACCCCGACTTCAGCAAACCACGCAAAACGCTCTGGTGGGTCCGATCGCTGGCCGAGGACGTCGACCACTATCGCGTTGACCAGAGCATCGACGGCGGGGTTTGGCACGAGCTGACCACGCTCCGCGTGATCGATAACCAGTGGGACTACCAGCACACCACCGCGCCGCTGACCGACTTGGCGACGTACATTTGGCGGATTGTGCCAGTGGACACCGCCGGCACGGACGGCACGCCCATCGAAATCGGGCCGGAAAAAGTGGTGCGGACACCCGACGCGCCGGACTTTACAATCAACTTCGACCCAGCCACCCGCCGCATCACATTCTCGGCCGCGTAAAGGATCCACGGATGGACCACACCGTCAGCCTGATCATCACCGCCCGCAACTGCCGCCAGTATCTCCCCGAGACGCTCGAATCAGCACTCCATCAAAGCGTAATGCCCTGCGAGGTGATCTATTCCGACGACGGATCCGGCGACGGATCCGTGCAGTACGTGGCCACGGAATGGCCGCAGGTCCGCGTGATCGCTCGCGATTGGCGTGGCGTCGCCGAGGCGCGAAACGAGGCCGCCTTCCAGGCCCGCGGAGCCTGGCTCTTGCACCTCGACGGCGATGACATTTTACCCGAGCGGTACATCGAGCACCGACTTGCCGCGGCAACCGCCAATCCCGACGCTGCCTTTATCTACGGCCCCGCGCAAGGGTTCGGCACGCAAAACCACTGGTACGATGTGCCAGACCAGTGGGACGCAGCCCGCTTGTGGTGCCGCAATTGGATCAACACATCGACGCTCGTCAAACGCGACGCGTTTCGCGCCGTCGGAGGATGGCGACCCGGCGCCGGCACCTGCTGGGATTGGGACCTGTTCTTGCGGTTGGCTCAGGCCGGCTACCAGGGCGCCGCCGATCGCAACGGATTCCTCCTATACCGTCGCCGGCGAGACAGCCATTCCCACCGGATCCGGCCGGCGTCCGAGGCCCGAGAGTTCGAGCTGCGTGTCTTCCACCTGGTCCGTGCGCTGGCGGCCCGCCAGGAGATCTGCGCGGTGGTCGGCGATCGCTTGCCGGGGCTCTTGCCGGCATGGCTGGAGCGGCTGGCTCAATGCGCCGACGCGTACAGCCGACACCTCCAAAACCTGGAGCCGCCGCACGAATCGGCCGAGATTGTTCCACCACGGCCGGCCCTGTCGATCCTCTACACCGGCGCACAGCCGGCGCGGGTTGCGGAGAAACTCGCCTACTGGTCCACTCGCGAACCATTCTCCGCCGTCAACTTTCGCCACTGGCCGTGGCGAAACCCCGGGACCACAAAGCGCGACACAGCAAACAACACAGCCACATTTCTGGCCGACGCGTACAACTGGCTCCTGGAGACAACGCCCGCCGAGCTCGTGTGGTTTGTCGAGGACGATGTTCTGCCCCCGATCGACGCGCTGGTCAGCCTCAATACCGCACTGATCGGCGACGGCCAGCCCCGCGCCGCCGCGGCCGGCGCGTACCGCAATCGCCACGTGCCGGAGAGGCTCATCGCCCACCAAGTGGACGCAGCCGGACGAACGCAGCCGCTGCTTTCACTGCCTGCAGGCCCGACCTCTGTGAACCTGGTCGGGACCGGATGCCTCGCCTTGTTCCGGCCGTTGTGTGGTGAGACTCGATTTTCCCCGTTCTGGACGCATCCAACGCGCCCTGGCCTCCAGGCCGCCGCCCACGACTGGGCCTTCTGTCGCGACCTGGCAGCGCAAGCGGCCCGCCCCGGCCTGCCCGCCGATCGCCGCCCGATCCTCCTGCCGTCTGTCGCCTGCCGCCACTACACCAGCGTGGAGGCGTGGCTCGACCCATGACGTACTTCAGCAGCTTCTACGGCGTCGGCTCGCTGCGTATTGAGTCTGCCGGCATTGAGTTGCACAGCCTGGTCCCCGCCGGCACGGTGGCCGGCGTAGCAATCCTGCACGCAGCCGGCCGCAACGGGCCGGGATTGGGTCGCCTGCGGGTAAGCGCCGCCGGAGACACGATCCAGTGGCGTGCGCCGGGCTCCGCCACCTGGGGCGCGGCCGTCGCGATCCCGGTCAGCGACGCGTATTTGCTCAGCGACGGCGCCGACCCAAACAAATGGCTGCGCGTCCAGGTCTGGACCGACCACGTTATCGCGGCCGACGAGGCCGTTGTTGCTCTGCGCGACGTGTTCAACAATGGCCTCGGCCACCTCGACGTCACGGCCAACCAGGCGGCAGCCGGCGATGTGGCCCTGTGGGAACTGACGCTCCGCAACATCGGCTCACATGCGATCGTCGCGCTCATCGCCTGGTTGGACCCGGCCACGCCCGGCCTGGAGATCTCCGCCAACGGCATCACCTGGCAATCGCCGACCGGCCAGGCGACCGCCATGCCGCTAGCTGATCTCGCCCCCGCCGCCGCCGCAACGCTTTACCTCCGCCGGACGATTGCCGCGCTCGCGGCGTTCGACTCGGACGTGCTAAACCACCTCCATTTTTCCTTCAGGGTGTAACATGACGACTACCTATGAATCCACGTCCAAGCAGGCGGCTACCAACGGCGTCGTCGACGAGCTCGACGGCGGTTCCATTGAGATCTGCGCCGGCGCCACTGTCCTGGCGGTCCTCGCACTCGGCACGCCGGCCTTCGGTGCTGCCAACGCGTCCGGTGTCGCCACGGCCAACGCCATCGCGGCCGACGAGTCGGCCAACGCCACGGGCACAGCCGACAACGCCAAAGTCCGCAAAAGCGGCGGCGCGCTCGCCTTCACCGTCGACGTCCGCGCGACGGCCGACCCGGATAACGGCGAAGAGTGTGTCCTCGACGACACCGGCATCGAAGCCGGCGACCGCGTGGCCATTACGAGCTTCACCGTCCAGGTGATCTGACGCCATGGCTGCCGACCTCCAAATCACCGGCACGCTCTCACCCGACGCCAGCGGCGACTACGACGTCTCTGGGACCTACGGCATCACGGTGAAGTACCGGCGGCTCGACGGTGTATGGTATCTCTGGTACTCCAGCTCCAACTACGACACGGGAGTTTGGGTCTTATCCCAATCGCCCGGAAACTACGGAACCGGGTACTGGACTGCATCGCCAGGGCTCGGAAACCTCTGGGGCGAGTACCAGCCGCACGGCACCGCGACCGGAACCGCCACCGCCGCTGTGACGACGCTGAGCGGGACGATCGTTGTCGGGCCACCTGAGACGAGTCAGATCGCCATGGCCGGCTCTGTCACCGCGACCAACGCCGGCAGCATCACCGTTGGCCCACCAGATTCCGGCGCCGTCTCCATGGCCGGTGCAGTCACAAGTACGATCGCCGCGGCGATCGCCGTCCAACCGCCCGAGACTGGCCAGGTCTCCCTAGCCGGCTCTGTCACACCCGCCACGGCCGGCACGATTGTCGTCGGACCCGCCAACTCCAGCGCCGTCGCCGTCTCTGGCGTCGTTCAGCACACCGTCAGCAGTGAGCGAGTGTACGACGATGCTCGCGGGCTCTACCGCGTGTTCAACGATGCGGTGTTCCGCTTCTACCGCTCACAAGCCGGCCCGCCGTTGGAAACGGATCCACCCTACGCCACGGCCGCCGAGCTGCCGGCAACGCCAGCCAACCCGTTCGCCGATGGTACATGGTTCATCTCGTGCTCCTGGTTCAACGGCGTCTACGACAGCGGTTTCACCGAAATCGGTCCCGCCGGCGAAACGTACCTGGTGATGATCGTTTCCGCCGGCGTGGCCCACGTGCCCCCGCGCGGTCCGGTCACCTGGTCTCTGGTCTCGATCGGCGGCGGCGTGATCCGGGTTGCGGCCCTGCTCTACGTCGCCCCAGGCACGTCCGACCCGGACCAGTGGTCGATCGCCTACACGGCCGACGGCAGCGACCCGCCGCAGAACACCCCAGGCGCCACCGCGGCGATGACGACCACGGCCGTCGTCCGCCGGCTTGAGTACGACCTACCGGCGCAGGCCGACGGGGTGACGCTCAAAGTCTGCCTCCAGACGCGTCGCAACGACGGCACGGCCGAGGCTCCGATCTGGATCTATTCGACGCCTTCGGCGGTTCTGTCGATTGTCGTGGACGCGATCGCTCCCACGGCCCCGCCGGTTGCGGTGAGCTGGCCGGGAGAGCTGGAGCTGGAAGGGTAAGCGGTTCTTCGTGCGCTATTTCGCGCGAAATGCGGCCGCCAATTCGGCCGCCGAGATGTGGCGGTACGCCTGGCACCCGGCGACGGGCTCCCATCCGAGCGCGATCATCGCGATTGCTCCTGGATCCAATCCCGATCGGCCTGGCTGAGCTGGTCCAGTTTGAGCCGGACCTCGGAGCCATCGGCTTTACGGAGCCTGACCAGGTCGCCGGCCTGCGAGACAAAAACGGCCTCGGTCGTGTGCTTTCCGCCGGCGTCGGTCCAGGTCCGGACCGGAAAATCGCGTTTCTCGGCCAAGCGTTTCCTTTTGGGCTCCTGCAAAACCTCCACCGGCCCGCCCGCTTCCCTTGCGACCTTCAATTCCGCGTCGAGGCTATAGACTTCTTCGCCGGCAATCCGGCAAGAGACGACGGTGAGATTCCCCGGATGCGCGCGGAGGTCAACCGACCACGGCAAAGTTGCCTGGGTGCCCGCGTCTGTAGGCGTCACGACTGTACCCGTGACGAGATAGCGGATTCCGCCTGGGTGCTGGATGCCGGTCGAAAAAAGCGGAAAGTTCGCCTGGCCCGGATATTTGAGATGCTTGAGGACGGTCGTTTTTCCGGCCTCGATGAGGTCAAAGTTCGAAGGGGTTTGCTTGCCGGCAGGCTCCGGCTTGGTATCCGGCAACCCCTGGGAGCGATCCTGCGCGGCCGCCTCAGACGTCTGTGCCTCAGCCGCATCCTCGATGGGAGACGCTGGAGGTCGTATCCCGGCGGTGGGCGTTGACTGCAGCGTGCTTTGCTCGCGACCTCGCGGGCTGAAAACCCCAGTACACACCAGAGCCAAAAACAGCAGCATCCCGCATCCTAACCCGCCTCGCACAAACCTCTTCATCGCTCGCCTCCCGAAATACGCCGCCGGCTCACTGGCGACCGGCCCCGCGCCGATGCTAGCACGGACTCACCGCCGGCTCAACCTGGACGCCTACACAGCCCCTGGACCCTCTTTGGTTCGCGTAGGTGTACTAAGTACACTTCCCGCCGAACGACCGGCATAATCCGCACTCTCGGAAATGCCACTTGCGTTCTGTCATTTGCGGATTGTGGATCTGGGGGTCGAGGGTTCAAGTCCCTTCTCCCACCCTTTGAAAAGCCCCGCAAAAGGCGGGCAGTCATACACTTAGGATGGCCGTTTTTCCACCGGATCTCTAGTCCGGTGGACAGACGACCTGGGAAGCTGGATAAAGGGGATTGGAGGTTTCCGGCCGTCGTGAGGCGGTTGGGGGCGGTCGCGAAAGCGACATTCCGGAAGTGACTACCCGGAGTCTTGGGCACGCTGCCCTGGCCTGTGAGCGACCTCCTCTCCCCTTTTTTTTTGCGACCACGAGGGGATTGGAGGTTTCCGGCCGTCGTGAGGCGGTTGGGGGCGGTCGCGAAAGCGACATTCCGGAAGTGACTACCCGGAGTCTTGGGCACGCTGCCCTGGCCTGTTAGCGACCTCCTCTCCCCTTTTTTTTTGCGACCACGAGGGGATTGGAGGTTTCCGGCCGTCGTCCGGAAG